TTACGCAGTTCTTGACTCTGGCTACAAGTATCAGTTTGATAGATTCAACGATGTTTTCCGCTACGTTCCATTGAATGGTGACGTTGCAGGCATCGCAGTTCGATCTGATTTTGCTACTGAAACATGGTTCTCTCCTGCTGGATTCAACCGTGGACAAGTTAGAGACATTGTGAAACTCGCACTGAATCCGAAGAAGCCACAGAGAGATGACCTTTACTTGAATGGTATCAACCCTGTTGTATCTTTCCCCGGACAAGGCACGATTCTCTTTGGCGACAAAACTTTGCTTGCCAAGCCAAGTGCATTTGACAGAATCAATGTTCGTAGACTGTTCATTGTTCTTGAGAAAGCAATCGCAACGGCGGCTAAATTCAGCCTCTTTGAATTCAACGATTCATTCACCAGAGCGCAGTTCAAGAACCTTATCGAGCCATTCTTGCTCGATGTTCAAAGCCGCAGAGGTGTCATTGACTTCAAGGTCGTTTGTGACGAAAGTAACAACACCCCTGAGATCATTGACAGAAATGAATTTGTCGCAGACATCTTCATCAAGCCAAACCGTTCCATCAACTTCATTACGCTCAACTTTATTGCGACTCGTACTGGTGTCAACTTTGACGAAATCGCTGGGGCAGTCTAACATACATAACTCTAGGAGATAATAAATGAACATTGACTCATTCAAGGACGCAGTAGGTGGTGGCGTAAGAAACGCCCTCTTTAGAGTGAATGGTTTTATTGGTAATCAAGGTGCTGACAACGCAGTATCATTTTTATGCACTGCCGCTCAGTTGCCGACCACGACCCTTGGGCAGACAACCGCTCCATATCGAGGAAGAAATATCAAAATTCCTACTTCAAGGACTTTTGAAGATTGGACAATCACCATTCTTTCAGACAGGAACATGACGCTCAGAAGTAAATTTGAGCAATGGGTTGACTCTATCAACGGTTCAAGAAATAATATCGAACAGACGCAAGATGCAGTTACAAATTTGGCATCGGCATTCTTTACCGACTGGTATGTTGATCAGTTGGATAGAAGCGGAAAAGCAATCAAATCATATCAATTCAAATATTGCTTTCCAACCACTGTTAGTTCTGTTGACTTGTCTGCGGAATCTGAAGAACTTCAAAACTTCAGTGTCTCGCTCGCATACTCGTACTTCTTGACAACTGGTGTGTCCACTGGTGGAAACGCTTCCACGGGCATCCCCGGAGCCTTGACTCCTGCCACAGAGTAATAAAGGATAACATATTATGCCTGTTGAATTATTTGGTATTTCAATAGGGAGAGCGAAAAAAGAGGTTCTTGCGAATCAGCAACCAGTAGAGAAAAAAGCAACATCTTTCGTTACCCCTGAACTTGATGATGCGTTCCCAGTGGACGCAGGTGGTTATTATGGCGTTGGCATTGACCTAGACGGACAACTTAGAAACGAAGGTCAATACATCTCCAAATATCGTGAGATGGCGATGCACCCTGAAATTGAGCAGGCTGTAGAGGATATCTGTAACGAGGCGATTGTTCACGGTAAAGAAAGATTTCCGATCTCTGTATCCATCGACAACAAAGGTGTTTCGGATGAGGTCAAAGATTCTATTTTCAAAGAAATGAATTACATTCTTAGGCTTCTTGATTTCAACAATCGAGGGTTTGAAGTTTTTAGACGATGGTATGTTGATGGTAAAGGATACTATCACATGATTACCGATCCTAAAAATCCTAGAAAGGGAATCATTGAAATGCGTCCTATCGATGCTGCCAAAATTAAGAAGGTGGCTAAGGTAGAAAAAGACGTTGACAAAGAGACTGGTGCTAAGAAAATCAAAGGTGTTAGAGAGGTTTATCTTTATAGAGAAAAACCTGATCAAACCACCGCTTTGGAAATTGCCCCAGAGGCGATCAACTATTATCCATCTGGTTTGTACGATCCATCAAGAACCAGAGCGATTTCTTACCTGCAAAAAGCAATCAAACCCCTGAACCAACTTCGTATGGTTGAGGATGCAACAGTGATCTATCGTCTTTCGCGTGCGCCCGAAAGAAGAATCTTCTATGTTGACGTTGGATCACTTCCTAAAAATAAAGCAGAACAATATGTCAAGGGTTTGATGAATCGTTATCGTAACAAACTTGTATACGATGCCAACACTGGCGAGATTCGTGACGACCGTAAATTTATGAATATGCTTGAGGACTACTGGTTCCCTCGTCGTGAAGGTGGTAAAGGCACAGAAGTTTCTACACTTGACGGCGGGCAGAACTTGGGTGAGATGGAAGACGTTCTGTATTTTGAAAAGAAACTTTATAAATCACTAAATATTCCAATGTCTCGTCTTGAATCAGACACAGGCTTCAACATGGGTCGAGCATCTGAGATTTCTAGAGATGAGTTGAACTTTCAAAAGTTTGTTGACAGATTACGAAACAAATTTAGTTTATTGTTTATGAACGCACTTCGTGTGCAGTGTCTTCTCAAGGGCATTGTCAAAGAAGAAGAGTGGTATAAGATTCAACAAGATATCCGCTTTGACTATGTGAGTGATTCATACTTTTCTGAAAGCAAAGATTATGAAATTATCAAAGAACGACTTGATGTGTTGCGTGAAATCAATGAGCATATTGGCGACTATTACTCAAGAGATTATGTGCGAAGAGTGATTCTTCGTCAATCTGATGAAGAGATCAAAGAACAGGATCGAATTATCGCTAGGGAAAGAGAAAAAGGACTACTTCCCGAAAAAAACCCTGACACGTTGGGTGGAGGATTCTAATGAGTGAGGCTAAGAACGCAATTGATCTAATCGAGAACGCACCTGACAAAGATGCGAAGTCTTTCATTTCATCCTTACTTGCGTCAAAGGCTATCACAAGAATCAATGAAAGAAAATTTGAGATCGACGAGGAAGCAAATCGCCCCAAAGATGAAACTGAAAAAGTTGCCGCCGAGGGAGATAAAGAAGATATCACTCTCGATCCAGAATTTCAAAAAGAGTTTTTCCTCAAGACTTTTGATTACAAAGGAAAAGTCATCACTCTAAAGAAGGTGGGCATGGGTGCTTCTGCTCCCGTGTCTGCGTATGTTGATGGCAAACGAAAAGATATTTTCCTTACTCTCAAACAAGCAAGAAAAGGTATCAAAACTATCATCGACCTTGAGGATAAGATGAAAAGTGGCGAAGAGCCACAGCCAGCGACCGTAGAATCTTTGCAGAATGCCAGTCTTGACGGTGCGTTTTTGATTCACGAAGACGATTCTATGAGTTTTTTATCGTTTGATGAGGTGTCAGAGACACTTGAAATCTATGATAGGCTAAATAATACGAATAAAGATGCCTTTGAAAAGAAGTTGCGTTCATCCGAGGAAGACGCAACTGACATGATTCAGTTCTTTCAGGAGAGACTAAATGACCACTAACCTTACACAGATCGTAGACGCAATCTCCAACAAGCAGTTTGTCGCTGCTCAGGACATGCTGTCTGATGCAATTCAAGAAAAACTTAGTGATTCTTTGATCGCTCGTAAAGATGAGGTCGCTCTTGATTTTGGTCAAGAGGTCACGAACGAGGAAAAGGATTATGACGCATTCTTTCAAAAGGCAATGAAAAAGTTTGGTATTTCATCTCCTGCTGACTTGAAGACAGATGAAAAAAAGAAAGAATTCTTCAACTACATCGATAAAAACTTCAAGGCTGCAAATGAAGAAGATGAGGAGATGGGTGAAGAAGAAATGCCAAAAACAAAGATGAAAACTAAAGCACCTGCGGACGGAGCGTATTGATGTTACTTATTACAGAAGTCAACGATAATGTGAATCTTGTCACCGAAGAAGTGAACGGTGAGAAGCAATATCATATTGATGGCATCTTTATGCAAGCGGAGCAAAAGAATCGCAACGGTCGTGTGTATCCCAAGAGAACTTTGATGAAAGAAGTTCAGCGATACAACAATGAATATGTCAAAACAAATCGTGCGATGGGCGAACTCGGACACCCCGATGGTCCCCAACTGAATCTTGAAAGAGTTTCACACTTGATCAAGGAACTTCGCGTTGATGGAAATGACATCTACGGACGAGCCAAGATTCTCGATACCCCCTACGGCAAGATCGTCAAAGACCTTGTGAAAGAGGGTGTGAAGATTGGTGTTTCCTCCCGTGGCATGGGTTCCCTCAAACAAGTAAATGGTATTAATGAAGTCCAAGAAGACTTCAATCTTGCAGCCGTTGATATCGTCGCAGACCCTTCTGCCCCCGATGCTTTCGTCGAAGGCATCATGGAAGGTAAGGAATGGGTCTGGGAAAATGGTATTCTGACCGCACGCCGTATCGAATCTTACAAGAAGCAAATCAAATCCGCTTCTAAACCTAACCTAGAGGAAGCAAAGTTGTATGCTTTCGCAGATTTCCTCTCAAATTTTATGAAAGATAAATAAAAAAGACCATAGGAGAGAACAAATGAGTCTGAAAAACGCCCTTGAAACTGCGAAAGAAATCCTCGCTCAACACTCTGAGGATCAACTCGACGAAACCTACATGGAAGCCGAGGAGATGAAAAAGAAAAAAGGCACAAAAGCCGGTGGAGAAGACAAAGACGTTTCTGTTGACGCAGAAGGTCATGGTGAAAAATCTGCCGATGGTGTCACACCCAAAGCCATCGAACCCCTTGAAGGTGGTCAACTCGGAAAAGCCGATTCTGGTAAAGAGGTCGTTGGTGATCTCAAAGACAAAGAAGAGGAAGAGTATGGTGAAGGCGAAGAAGCCGAAGAGATGGAAGACGAGATGATGGGCATGGAAGATGAAGAGATGGATGATGACGACGATGATGACGAGGACGAAGAAGCCGAAGAAGGCTTGAAGACCCTCAAAAAGATGACTCCCGGCATCAAAGAACATCTCGGCAAACTCTTCTCTGGCGAAGAACTTTCTGAAGAGTTCAAGAGCAAGGCATCCACAATCTTTGAGTCCGCTGTTGACATGAAGGTTGATGAAGTCCGTGCAGAACTTCACGAAGAGTTTGAAGCCAAACTTGAAGTTCAAAAAGAAGAACTTGCATCCAAACTTGACGAGTATCTCTCCTACGTTGTCGAGAACTGGATGAAAGAAAATCAAGTTGCCATCGACGCTGGTATTCGCACCGACGTTACCGAATCCTTTATGGTTGGGTTGAAGAAACTCTTCGAGGATCACTACGTCACAATGCCAGAGGAGTCATATGATCTTGTTGAAGGACTCAACAACAAGGTTGATGATCTTGAAGGTAAACTGAACGAACAAATCGAAAAGTCCATTGAACTTTCCAAAGGACTTATCAAAGCACAATGCGAGGCTATGTACGAATCACATGCCCGCGATCTGACAACCTCTGATGAGGAAAAATTCCGCACAATGGTCGAGAAACTGGATTTCGACGGTGTAGATGACTTCCAAGACAAGTTGGTTACACTTAAGGAAAACTTCTTCGATGAAGACACACCAGTGAAGACTCCTCTCGTTGAGGAAGTCGCAGTTTCGGAAGAGGAAGCAATGAAAGAATCGGTTGAATTGACTCCCACTATGTCAGCATACACAAACATGTTGAATAGAATCAATACCTCCGACAAGAACAAAGTAAGATAAGCAACTAAGAAGGAGTTCTAAAAATGGAACAAATGCTTGTAGAAAATCTGAAAAATAAGTGGGAACCAGTTCTTAATTGTGAAGGAATGGCTCCCATCAAAGATGACTATCGCAGAAATGTTACTGCGATTCTTCTTGAGAACCAAGAGCAGGCTCTCAAAGAAGAGGTCAACACAACCTTTGGCACTGCTGTTGGTGCTGATACTAGCGGTGCATTTAGCAGCGTTGCTCACTTTGACCCTGTTTTGATTTCGCTCGTTCGCCGGGCTATGCCTAACTTGATTGCCTATGATGTCTGTGGTGTCCAGCCTATGTCTGGTCCTACAGGTCTGATTTTTGCAATGAAGGCTAAGTTTGTCGATAGCCGCACTTCCCGAAGCCTTCCGGCTGACGGTGATAGCAGTGAACCATTCTTCGATGAAGCACCAACGAGATACTCAGCCACAAACGGTGGTGATGGTGCTACCGCTGGTTTAGGTTTCCCTGTCTTCGGTGGAACTGGTGACCCTCTGGGTGACGTTGGTACTGATGGTACTTCTGGTGACGCAGGCAACGTAACTCCCGGTTCTTTGTTGACAATGAGAGGCAACACGGGTGCTTTACCTCCCACCTTGGAAACCACTGACCTGAACGAAATGGCATTCGTCATCGACCGTACATCGGTTGTTGCGAAGACCCGTGGTCTGAAGGCTGAATACACCTCCGAACTCGCTCAAGACTTGAAGGCTGTTCACGGTCTTGACGCTGAGGTTGAATTGGCAAACATTCTCTCTTCTGAGATCCTTGCTGAAATCAACCGTGAAGTTGTGAGAACAATTTACAACAACGCGAAACTCGGCGCACAACAACGTGACCTTCGATTCAAGGGTGCTTTGGCTGCTGGTGTTGGTATCTATAGTGGTACAGCGGATGCTGGTGCTGGTGGTATCTACGATGTGGATGCTGACTCTGACGGTCGTTGGTCTGCTGAGAAGTTCCGTGGTTTGATGTTCCAAATTGACCGCGAAGCCAACGTGATTGCTAAGGAAACTCGTCGTGGTAAAGGTAACTTTATTATCTGTACCTCCGATGTTGCCTCGGCTCTCTCGATGTCTGGCTTCTTGAACTTGACCCCAACACCGTCTGGACATGACTATAACGCTGATGACACCGGCAATACCTTTGTTGGTACTCTGAACGGCAAAATCAAGGTCTACATTGATCCTTACTCTGTCTCTGGTGCTGATTACATCACAGTTGGTTATAGAGGCTCTAGCCCCTATGATGCTGGTATGTTCTATTGCCCATACGTTCCGTTGCAAATGGTTCGTGCAGTCAACGAAACCAACTTCCAACCGAAGATTGGCTTCAAGACCCGCTACGGTCTGGTGAACAACCCATTCGTGTCTGGTGGTGGCACTGATCGATCCGATCCATCCGCCAAAGCCTCGAATAGAAGTAACCAATACTTCCGTATCTTCCGGGTTCTCAACCTGCACGGTAATGACGGTAGCCAAAACTAATACTGGCTGACAATTGAATACACGATAGGGGAGTCGAAAGACTCCCTTATCTTTTTAACCTAAATACAGGTGATGGCAAAAGATAATAATCCCATAAACCAATTTTTTGGTAACATGAACAATTACACATCTCCGCCCACAAAAAGTGTGACTGGTGGTTTTTCATCAATTGATACCGAGGGTGGATTGCTACCCGGATTGACAAAGGGGTTTGAACAGGGTAAGCCACCCGGAGCGATTGAAAGACAACCTGACAATGTAAACTATCTTTATCAAAACTATTTCAAATTTGAACTATTCCGCTTGCCCAAAATGATATACTTTGTCACCAAAGCAAACTTACCATCTTTCGGCACTGATGGTAATCTTGTTCAACCAAACAGATTTGTTAATGCAAAACATCCAAACACTAAAGCAACATTCGGGGATATCACCCTGTCATTTTTAGTGGATGAAGACATGGCTAATTATCGTGAACTTTATAGTTGGATGAGAACAATTTATCTTATCAAAAATCACAGAGAATTTGACTCTGACATCAAGAATCATTTCTCTGAGGGAACATTACACATCTTGAATAGTGCGATGTTACCTAAACAACAAATTAGATTTCACAATATGCTACCAGTGCAAATATCTGGTTTAGATTTTGACTCTGGTATCACAGACTTACAGCCTTTGTCAGCAGATATCACCTTTGCCTTTGATTATTACGAATTCGTGTGATTTTCCTGTTG